GTCTCGATTATCCTGCTATTAGATTTGACTGTCTTAGAAGTTTCATGTAATGCCCTGTTCGTCGCCCATATGGATACGGAATCGTCGCTATTTCGACAAGAAGAATCCTTGTCGCCATGGTTCTGACGTCGCAAAGTCTGCTTTGGCTCTCCGCCCCTGGGACATCGCGCGTCAGTGGCTTATGGTTCCTTGTGGAAAGTGCGAAGACTGTCTGCGTCGCCAGCGTAATGATTGGTTCGTTCGCCTCGAGCGCGAACTCGCTTGCTGTAAGGCTAATAGTCAGCAGGCTATTTTTATCACAATAACGATTGCTCCGAAGCATTACGACAAGGCCTTGCTTGACCCCTCTTGGTTTATTCGTCGATTCAACGAACGTCTGCGCCATAAGCTAGGCCATTCGTTTAAACACGCTTTTTTTCAGGAGTTTGGTACTCACCCAGAAATAGGAAATGAACCTCGATTGCATTTCCATGGTTTTTTGTTTGGCACAAACGTTCTCTATAACACGATTCGTTCCGCTGTTCGAGATCTCGGTTTTGTGTGGTTGGGGAAGGCTACCCATAAGCGTGCTCGTTACTGCGTTAAGTATGTTACTAAGCAAATTCAGTTTAACCCCGAAGAAGTTTCGGACAAATTTGTTACCATAGATGGAAACCTTACACCTTTATCTTGCCTCCTCCAACATCGCCGTTATACGCGAAAATTCGTATCTGCTGGCGTTGGTGATTTTCTCGGCTATATGCCTCGCCCTTCTGTTCGTACTTCGTCGTGGTCTTATTACGATTTTGAGAAGCGTATCAATTATAATTACTCGATTCCTCGATATTACCTTAAGTATCTCAAATCGGAAGACGAAGTTTGTCGTTCGATTACCGCTGCTGACTCTTATGCACGTTTTAGCAAGTCTTCTCTGGTTAAGCGTGTTGTGTCTCTGTGTGTTGAGCGGTTCAATCTCGATTCCTCCGTATCCCGTAGAGCGTCGTATACGTGGGAGCAAAAGCAAATAATGCGTTTCTCCGCCTCTTCTCGGAAGATGCCCGATTTTGATCCCCCTACTTGGCTAGACTTAGATATTCTTCGGTTTTGGAGAGATCATTATAAACTTCAACTAAACATTTAATTCATGGGAAAACAACCTTTTATCTCACATGCCGTTAATGGCTACTCTCGCTATGATGTCCCTGAGAGTAAGGCCTTTACTTGTACACCGGGTATTCTATATCCAGTGCGAATTGATTTTATCAATGCTCGAGACCGTGTCTCTATCGAGCAAGGCATCGATGTTCGTAGCAACCCCTTGGCTGTTCCGACGTTTAACCCCTACACCATTAGACTTCACCGTTTCTGGGTGCCTCTGCAGCTGTATCATCCCGAGTTGAGGACGAATAGCAGCAAGTTTGACATGAACTCGTTGAGTTTGAATTGGATCTGTTCTACGATTCCCTCCGCTGGTTCATTGAATGCCGATTTTTTTGGCGCGTCGTATACAAATTCGCTCTTTTCTTGGCTTCGCGTTGGCAATAAGTACAATGTTGGTGGCACGCCTCTTGCATCTATTGATCTTCCATCGACCGCTTCCATGAGTCAGTGGTCTACTGCTGATACGTATTTAGCTTATTGGGATATTGTCCGAAATTATTACGGCTATTCGCAGTGGGGACTTTATTCTTTTGCGTGGCCTATGGCGAATAAGGTTGTTTTTTCATCTGGTGCGTACACCCTTGATTCTGAGAATTCTGGTGATTCTAGATTTTTCACACAGTGCTATGGTAATCTTGAATTCTTGGATGCTTTTTATGAGAGTCAATTTTATCCGTCTTCCTTAAATTCTACCAATAATTCGTTCAATCGCGGTAACCTTTTTTTTCAGATCATTAAGTCGGACCTAGACAGCGGTGCTTCTTCTTCCGATGGTTATCCCGTTGTCAAGTCTTACCCGAGTACAAGTTTGTTTGGTACCACTGGTCTTATCTCGCAGACTCTCCCGAGTACCAGCTCTAGCGCTTCTTCCGGTTTAGCTTATTTCTTAGTTGCTCATCCTATGGCCGTTGTGCCTTCAAATCCTGATCGTTTTAGCCGTCTTATTCCTGTAGGCTCGTCGTCTGCTGTTTCCATGACGGGCGTAAGTACTATCCCGCAGTTGGCTATCGCTTCGCGTCTTCAGGAATATAAGGATCTTTTGGGCGCTGGCGGCAGCCGTTATAGTGATTGGTTGGAGACGTTTTTCGCTTCTAAGATTGAACATGTTGACCGGCCTAAGCTTCTCTTTAGCGCTTCTCGGACGATCAATGTCCAGATTGTGATGAATCAGGCAGGAAACAATAATTTCTCCGGCAGCCAACCCCTTGGTCAGCAGGGTGGTTCTATCGCATTCAACGATAGTTTGGGTCGTCGACAGTCTTATTATTTTCGAGAACCAGGTTATTTGATTGATATGCTGAGTATTAGGCCCGTTTATTATTGGAGCTTTATTAAGCCTGATTATCTTAACTACCTCGGTTCTGACTATTTCAACCCTATTTACAACGATATTGGCTATCAGGACGTTCCGGCTTTCCGTATTGCGTTTAACGGGAATCCCGGTGCTAGTTCTGCATCTGAGCCGTGTTTTAATGAGTTTCGCTCGTCTTATGATGAGGTGCTTGGCCAGCTTCAAGCTTATTACATGAGTCCTGCCGAGGGTGGCTCTGGCGTTCCACTTTACTCTTACTGGGTCCAGCAACGCGCTGTTTTAACTTCTAGTAGTACCGGCTCTTTGCCTGAGTCCTATTATTATCCGGCGCTTTTTGTTGATTTGTCGCAGGTGAATTCGCCTTTTAGCTCGAACGTGGAAGATAATTTTTTTGTAAATATGTCTTACGCGGTTCAGAAGAAGAATTTGGTGAATAAAACATTCGCAACCCGTTTGTCTAATCGTTAATATATTGATCTTATGGCACTTGATTGGCTTGTTGAGGATACTCCCGCTTACATTTCTCGCGGTCAGCGTATTCTCTCTGTTCTTGACGGTTCTGGTTCTGTCGATGTTCTTCCCGGTCGTCCGGATGTACTGGTAGAGCCCTGTGATTTCGATAAGGGAGAAAGATTCAATCCCGAGATTGATTTCGACCCTAACTCCTTTTCTCGCATGGATAAGTTCGATGGCCTCGAGGTTGGTCAGGAACTCATTGATTCTGAGATAGATAGATCGAAGGCTCCTGCGAAACCCTCTAATCTTGAAGAAAAATAGTACTCTCTTTACTTGACGATATATGCTACGTGCGCGGACCCCTTCTGCAAGAGTTCGTGAATTGCTGAAGGTTATTGGTAACGACTGCAGGAGAGGTCGCGCATTTTTCTATCGTTCTTTATTCAATTGTTTACACCATTGTGGCGAGGTGACGCATTTCGCGGTTCGGAGAACCGCCTCGAACGGAGTGAGAGTGCGGCACCGTAGCTTCCCCCTAAATTTTTAATATCATGGCTGACGTCAAACAACCGTTCTATAAATCAAAGGCTTTTTGGACGCTCATTTCATCCATTATCGCTGCATTGGCTACCTTTTTTCTTGCTTCTTGTTCGGCTCAAGCTCGGATGCAGCGTAGCGGCGTTCACATCGACACTGTCCGTGTTGATTACATTATTCGTTCTAACAATTTAACTCACATTTAGTATGCCTATTCCCGTTGCCGCCGCCGCATCTTTTGGCCAGGCTCTTGGTCAGTCGGCTGCATCTACCGGTACTACCGGTCTGATTACTGGCGCTCTCGGCCAGCTTTTTGGCGGCATGAACGCCCGTCGCCAGTGGAAGTTTCAACAAAAACAAATGAAGCTTCAGCAGAAGTACGCTCTTGAGCAAATGCAGAAGCAGTCTGAACTTTCCTATGCTAATTGGCAGAAACAGTTTGACTACGAGAATGCATACAATGACCCTACGAAGGTTTTCGATCGTTATTTGAAAGCCGGCGTAACCCCTGCGGCCGTTTTAGGCTCTTCAGGTGTCGGCGTTAATGCTACTATGTCCGGCGGCTCTGCCTCTATGCCCTCTGCCTCTGGTCCTTCGGGTAGCTTTCCTGGCGGCTCAGGCTTTGGCCCCGTTTCTGATCCTGCAGCCATTGCTCAAAATATGCTTGCTCAATCGACTACTGACCGCAACGTTGCTGCCGCTAATCGTGATAACGCCGAAGCTGATTTGATGCGAGGTAATACCCACAGTGCTGAGTGGCGTAAGGAGATGGACGACCTCGAAAAGAAGGCCCTCGAGCATAACATTAGTAATGTTGCTGAGCTTGTTCGTCTTAATCGTGCTCTTGCTGATATTCATGCTGCTGATGCTGAATACGCTGATCTTATGGCCACGTACAAATTTCAGGATTTCGTGGCTATGTATTCAAAGCATGTTGAGGAGGCGAATATGATTAAGAAGTACAACGATAAGTATTTCGATTCTGTTTATGCTGCGCAGATCTCTCGTGATTATGCCGCTGCTTACGAATCTGCTGCTTCCGGTGATTTAATGAAGGCCGACACTGAAATTCAGAAGGTTCGTCTCGCCGATCTTCGCGAGTGGTTCAACCTCAACTGGGAGACCGAGGTTGATGTTCCGGAAGTTGATGAGAAGGGTAAGCCTACTGGTAAGGTGGTCAAGATGACCGGTCGTCAAATTCATGAGAAGCTTCTGGGTCTCGCCGCCTCTGAAGGCGAACAAGGGCTTTCTGGCCGTTGGTTCATGAATCGCTCTGAGAAGAACGCTTTTGGCTATTCGATGGCTCGCACCGCCCTCACTGGCGCTATCGCGATCAGTGGCATGGCCCTCACTAAAGGCATGGCCTCGCCGGCTGGTTATGATGAAACTCGCGAAGTCTACGACCCCAATGGCGAATTCCGCGGAGGTGTTTATACTTCTCGCCGCAATTTGCGGAAATAATGAACATTCTTTTTGACTTTTTGAACTTTGCCGTTTATTCTTTTTGTTGCATCTTTGTGCTGTAAACCAATAACCTCAATACTATGAAAAAAGGAAGCAAAAATTTCAAGGCTGGCGATTTAATTGTTGACGTTCTCGATTACGCTTTTACTGAGTGGCTCGTTCGTCAAGGCATATTCGTTGCCTTTAAGACAAACTACGATGTCGTCGTTTCGCCCTACGGGGGTTTTCGTGACCGTCTGCGCGCCCATATTCGGCGTTCTCTTTGCAACCCGAGCTTAGGCCCCACCTACCTCATTTCCACTGCTTTCTTGTTTGATACGACGCCTGAGGGTTATGATTTTTGGCTAAAATACTCTGAAGCCTGGAAACGTTTTTACCTTAGATTTCAATCGAAACTTTAAATTGCATTGTCATGTCGCAGATTCATGTTGTTATTCGTCGGATTAACCCGGCCCTTAAAATCGACCTCGTCCAGGTAGGTCTCCTCAAAGAGAGTCAGTTCGAACCCCTTCCTTTTAGCGCTGTTAAGGATACCCCTATCGCGCGCTTTTTAAAGAGTTCGTCTATTAGCGATTCGCTCTACGTCGAACATTCGGAAGTTTTTGACCTTGTTACTACTTGTGGCAGCCTACCTCATTTCCGAGTTGAGTTTTTCGATAATACTCTAATCCTTATGTTTGATTTTAACCTTGATTGCGATGAAAGCGCGCCGAAAGAAGAAAGGAAGAGGAGCTAAGATAGTAACCCGTCCTCTCGGTGGAAGAGTTCTTTAGTTGTGATGCTCCAGGGAGAGGTTTTCTCTCCCTGGGAGTTTTCGCTCATAGACTCACCGGATTTATCCGGTATATAGGCTCACGAAGTGGAGCCATGGAGGCCGAAGACGCGGAGCGTCCCCGCCGTTAGGCGGTCGGCCGGCGTAACGAAGTAGTTCTCGCGCTCGAAAGTACCGCCTTTCGAAGCGCAAAGTGTTATTCTACGATTATGGATAAGTTTGATTTTCGCCCCCGTTTTTCTCCTGTGATTAACAGTATTCCCTACCGTTTTTCTATTGGAGCATACCGCGGGAAAAAGCGAGTTGTTGTCGCCTGGTTTTCTGACGAAGAACCCGCTAATGATTATCTCATTCGCTGTCGTCTCGATTATCCTGCTATTAGATTTGACTGTCTTAGAAGTTTCATGTAATGCCCTGTTCGTCGCCCATATGGATACGGAATCGTCGCTATTTCGACAAGAAGAATCCTTGTCGCCATGGT